CAGAAGCTCTTGCTTCTATTAAAAGAAACACGATAGAAAATTTCTTTGATGATTAATGAAAATAGTGTCCATCCTATAGGTAGATGGAGCGAAATAGAAAAAACAAAAGAAATAATTGACCTCAAACAAGGTATGGATTTTCGCGAACCACAATATCGCCGCGAAGTATTTTTAAGATTTTATGAATTTCATCTTAAATATCGCTCTCATCCAGGGGCGGTATATTTTATGTTTCCTTATTTACAAGACAAATTTTCTTTAACAGAAGAAGATATGTATTGGTTGACGTTTATTAACGGCGTAAGTCAAAATATAGTAACNACTTGGACCATCTTTAAAAAATATCCAAATTTCAATATTAATCCNNATGAAATTCAACAATATATATTGGATAATTGGAATAAATTAGAATGGGATATGGACCGCCGCTATTGGAAAACTAAATTTGGTAAAGCTCTAGAATCCTATCAAACTTTAGTTGGTAATAAAACACAAAAACAATTTTGGGAAGAATTAGGCGGTTTCAAAAACTGTTGGGAAACTGTGTTAAATAAATTTTATGCTTTTGGTAGGCTTTCGACCTTTTCTTTTCTTGAATATCAACGTATAATTGGACTTGATATAGATTGTGATGAATTATTTTTGACGGATATGTCTGGTAGTAAATCTCATAGAAACGGTTTAGCGATTGTGTTAGGTAGAGATGATCTAGATTGGCACAATAAAACAAATCCGAATTTTCAAGGATATAAAAAAGAACATTTAAGTTGGTTGATCGAAGAAGGAGAATTACTTCTTGAAGAATCTAAAATAAGATTTAAAAACAAACCTTTTTATAAAGACGTTTCTTATTTTACTCTTGAATCAACGCTTTGTTGTTATAAATCTTGGCACCGTAAAAATAGAAGATATCCTAATGTCTATGTGGATATGTTTCATGATAGAATTAAAAGAGCCGAAAAGGTTTGGGAAGGTAAAGAAGATTTTAATTTATTTTGGGAAGCTAGAGAAAAATATTTACCGAATAATTTAAGGTTAGAATGTAATCCTTCAGATCCAGGTCTTCGCCCAATTAAACAAAATCATTATTTAAAGACTGGTCAAGTTATAATGATGGATAATGATTGGGAATGTTTTAAGAATGATTTTAATCAAAATTTGAATAATAATTTGGAGAAATTTATATGAAAATTATTGCTATTGGCGGAGAACCTGGTTCCGGTAAATCAACGTTGATGAAAATGATATTGGAAAAATATAAATTTGAACCCAAGTATACAAGTTATAAATTAGTTCCTTACCTTCAATTTGATAACATTTACGTATTGGGTAAATACGAAGAAGGGGAAGTATTTTCAGGGACAGATCGTATGTCAATGGCAGTACAACCGGAAGCAATAAAGTTTCTTGACTTTTTGAGTAAAGATAGTATAGTATTATTTGAGGGTGATAGGTTATTTACTTCTTCTTTCCTAGAACATTGTATTGATAATTTCGATACAACAGTAATTTATCTATCAACTACGAAAGATATTAGAACAGAACGTTATAAAGAACGCGGTAGCGACCAAAATGAAACTTGGTTGGCGGGTAGAGAAACTAAATTGAATAACATAATGACAAACTTCAATATTATGTTTAACGTTGAAAAGTTTGAAAATAATAATAAAAAAGACCAATTGGTTGTCTTTGAAAGAATTGTGGATATTATTAATGACAAGTAAAGATAAAAATATTTCATACAAATATGCTGAAGATAGGATTATTGAAGATTTCAAAGCCTATATAGATAAGACATACGATGCTCATTACAAAACAGAAAACGATGTTCAATGTTTTGATGCATGGATTGCTCTCGGGGACGCCACTCCTACTTTTCGTAACACAGGATTAAAATATCTTTGGCGTTATGGTAAGAAAAATGGTAATAACAAAGATGACTTGATGAAAACCCTACATTACACGCTAATGTGTTTGTTTAACGATCATTATAAAAATAAAGGTGAATAAAGTATGGAAATTAACATTAACGTAGAAGAATTAAGAAAGCGTAAGCTTTTTATCGCCACTCCAATGTATGGTGGCGCATGTGCTGGTATGTTTGCTAAGTCTTGTGCTGATCTTTCGGCGATTTGTGCTCAGTATGGAATACCGCTTCAATATTATTTTTTGTTTAACGAATCACTGATTACGCGCGCAAGAAATTACTGTTGCGATGAGTTTATGCGTTCCGATGCAGAACATTTGATGTTTATTGATTCTGATATTGGATTTAATCCCCAAGACGTTATCGCCTTGATGGCTCTTCAAGCACAAAATCCAGAAAAGTATGATATCATTGGCGGACCTTATCCTAAAAAGTGTATTTCTTGGGAAAAGATTAAACATGCGGTAGATAAGGGTGTTGCCGATGCTGATCCTAACGTGCTTGAAAAGTTTGTTGGCGATTTTGTATTTAATCCAAAGGGCGGTCAACAGTCAATTGCTATTGGAGAACCTTGTGAAGTTCTAGAAATTGGAACTGGATTTATGATGATTACTAAGCCAGCAATGCAGAAGTTTACGGACTCATATCCTCAGTATATGTATAAGCCAGATCATGTTCGCACTGAGCACTTTGACGGTACTCGCGAGATCATGATGTATTTTCAAGCTGAAGTCGATCCAGTCTCAAAGAGATACTTGTCCGAAGACTATTGGTTTTGTCAAAAGGCTCAACAAATTGAACTTAAGACATGGTTCTGCCCATGGATGAAAATGCAGCATGTAGGAACGTATATTTTTGGTGGTTCTCTTGCTGATTTGGCGTCAATTGGCGCTGCCGCTACTGCTGACCCTTCTCAGCTAGGCGGTAAACAGAAGAAGAAGTAAAATATTTAAATTAACGAAAGGTGAATAAATTATGAAGATTGATACTAATACAATTAATGTACTTAAGAACTTCGCAAAGATTAATCCTTCTATCGTAATTCAGGAAGGTAATACATTGAAGACTATTTCGACGTCTAAGACTATTATGGCAAAGGCGACGGTAACAACTGAATTTGATAAGCGTTTTGCGATCTATAATCTTGATCGTTTTATTTCTGCATTGAGTTTGTTCAACAACCCCGAACTAGATTTCAATGATAAGTACGTTAATATTTTCGACGCCAACAAGAGCACTCATTATACTTATGCCGACGAAAGCACGATTACTAAGACTCCGGAAAAGGAAATCAAGCTTCCTTCTATCGACGTTACTTTCACTCTAACCAATGATAATTTGAAGGACGTTGAAAAGGCTGCTGGCGTTTTGGGACTTCCGGAAATTGTCGTTGTTGGTGACGGAAAGCTAATTAGCTTGCAAGCCGCCGACACCAAGAATCCTTCTGGTGATGTGTATTCTGTTGAAATTGGAACAACCAATAAAACTTTTAAGGCTATTTTTAAGTCTGAAAATATCAAGATCATCCCTGGAGATTATGAAGTTAGTATTTGTTCTAAAGGTATTTCTTGCTTTAAGGGCAAGGAAGCTGATTATTGGATTGCAGTAGAGCAGTCTTCAACTTTCTAAGTTTACCTTTGACTTGGGAGGGGCTATAATATAGTTCCTCCCTTTTTATCATGGAGATATATCATGCGTGAAGAGTTCCTGTGGGTTGAGAAGTATCGCCCAAAAACTATAGAAGAAACTATTCTTCCGGTCGAATTAAAAGCTGTTTTTCAACAGTTTGTTGATCAAAAAAATATTCCAAACCTTATTCTTTCTGGTTCTGCAGGCGTTGGTAAAACAACAGTAGCTAGAGCAATGTTAGAACAGCTTGGTTGTGATTACATTGTTATTAACGGTTCTATGAATGGTAATATCGACACCCTTAGAAACGAAATCCTAAATTTCGCTTCATCCGTTTCTCTTTCTGGTGGACGTAAGTATGTTATTCTTGATGAGGCAGATTATCTAAACGCTAACTCTACTCAGCCAGCTCTTCGCAACTTCATGGAAGAGTTTTCTAGAAATTGTGGGTTTATTCTTACTTGTAACTTTAAAAATAGAATTATTGAGCCTCTTCATTCTCGTTGTTCGGTTATCGACTTTAAAATCGGTAAAAAAGAAATGGCGAAACTCGCGATGCAGTTTATGAAGCGAGTGTCAAACATTCTTAATTCTGAAAACATAGAATTCGATAAAGCTGTCGTCGCAGAAGTAATTCAAAAACATTTTCCTGATTGGCGTAGAGTTCTTAACGAGCTTCAGCGTTATTCGGCGACGGGTAAAATTGATTCTGGTATTTTGGCTAACCTACAACAAGTTTCTATCAAGGAACTGGTTTCTATGCTCAAGGAAAAGAATTTTTCTGGGCTACGTAAATGGGTTGGGGAAAATCTTGATAATGATCAGAACAGTATATTTCGTCAGTTGTATGATACAGCCTCAGAATTTCTCCCTCCTACCGATGTAGCTCAACTGGTGTTGATATTGGGTAAATATCAATATCAAGCGGCTTTCGTTGCGGATCAGGAAATTAATCTTATGGCTTGTCTAACGGAAATTATGATCAATTTGGAATTCAACTAATGAACCCTTTTGATTATGTAAATTCTATTCTTTATTCAAAGAAAAATCTTATAGTTGACGAATTGACGGAGAAATCATATTCTCCGTTTCTAACTAATAGAGCCTTGTCGTATCATAAAGACACTATACTTCACGCTCAAGAAATGAATCTTAACGGTCATTTAGACAAAAAACTTCAATTCGATTATTTCATAAATATTATACGCCCAACAAAAAGAACTAATAGTAAGTGGGCCAAGAAAGAAAAAGATAGCAATATTGAAGCCATTCAAGAATATTTTGGATATAATTATAATAAAGCTAAGACTGCATCTTTTATTCTTTCCAAAGAACAATTGAAGGAAATAAAGAAAAAATTAGAAAAAGGTGGTTTAGATAAATGATGAAAGTTTTAGATAATTTTTTTACCGAAGAAATATTAAACAAATTGCTCAAGGATTATAATAATTCGCCAATGAGATATGGTTGGCTTTCTCATGAGCAAAACGACCCACATGGCCATTGGTTTTTAGATTTTGGAAAAACTAATAGTAAAAATTTATCAGATGTTTCCAACAATATTCCTGAATTTTTATTACACGTTAAAAATTATATAACTGATAAAATTGATATTTTAGATAATACTGTTTTAATTAGATGTTATATAGGAGGACATACTTTTGGAGTTGATGGTTATTATCATACAGATAGTACCCGATCTGACGAAATTACTTTTGTATTTTATTTGGTTGAGGGTAAATGGGAATTTGATTGGGGTGGAGAAACATCTTTCATAACACCAAACGAAGAAGTTTTTTCTGTAATACCAAAAAAGAATCGTGTTGTTATTTTTCAATCAAACATACAACATTGCGCACGTGGCGTTTCTAGAAAATATAATGGTTTGAGAAAAACATTAATGTTTAAATTTAGAAGAAAACGTTCTGATAATTTTGAAAAATTAAGTAGATTTCTTGTTAAACATAATGCGCTGAATTATAATCATATGATAGGTTCATTACACGATCATCTGGTTAGAACCTATCAATTATTGGAAAATGGTAATTTACCTGAACATGTATGTTTTGCGGCTGGATTACATTCTGTTTTTGGTACGACAATATACAGAAATCAACTTTTAAAATTAGAAGATAAAGACTTAATTATAAATGAATTTGGCGAAAAGACTTTTGAATTGGTTTCATATTTTTCTAGAATCAATAGACCAAAAACGTTGGAAACTTATGTTGATAATAATATAGAGTTTAATGATGGTTCGTTTATTAAACTTGATGATGATATTATATTGAATCTCAAGTATATTGAGTGTGCAAATTTAGAAGATCAAAAAAGCCTAAATATAGAAAAATACCCTAACCTTTATAATTTATGGTATAATAATGTAAAATAATAAGAAAAGAGGCAAATATGAATATTCTAGATTCGTTGATTGAAGTGAAAATAGCGGAAGAAGAAGATTTTCTTAAAATTAAAGAAACTCTAACTCGTATTGGTGTCGCTTCTAGAAAAGATAAAAAGTTATATCAATCTTGTCATATTTTTCACAAACAAGGAAAATATTATATCGTCCATTTCAAAGAAATGTTTTCGATAGACGGTAAGCCTTCAAATTTTTCAGATGAAGATAAAGGACGCCGTAATAAGATCGTCAGCCTTTTGGAAGATTGGGGATTGTTAAAAGTGGTTGAATCACAAAAAATTAAAGAACCAATTTCTCCAATGAGTCAAATCAAAATTATCAATCATAAAGAAAAAAAAGATTGGATTTTAGAGGCTAAGTATAATATGGGTAGAAAAAAGAATTGATTAGAAGGAAATTATATTATGTTTAAATTCTTAAAGAAAGATCCGCCAACTCCATCTGATAAAATAATAGAAGAAATTAAAAAGATTCTATTTCCTCCTCTTAAGTTACAAACAGCTTCTAAAGACGGCCAAATAACAAAATTTCATATAGATTATTCGGTCGATAGTAATTTAGACGCGGTATTGATGGATCTTCAAGAAGGATACAATGACGAGGTTTCTCAAAAAACTATTAATAAAGTAATCAATCGTCTTAATAAGGTTAGAACTTTGTTAGAAGCTTATGCAGAACTTGATAAAGACGCTCAATATATAATCGTCGAAGATTTGGAGGATAGCGAAGATGTCGAGGCTGCATCAGAAAACTTTAGATAAATTCATTGACGCTCTTGAAGAAATGATAGACGCAAGAGACGATATGTGGGAGGAAGAGAAGTATTCTAACTACAGACAAATGAACCGTATCAAAGAAGAAAGATACATACCCGCTAGAGAAAGCGTTAGAAATTCTTTAGAAAAAATTATCGAACAGATTTCTTCTAAGAACGATTTCTACCTCAAAAATGACTTGACTTCTAAAAAATCATAGGGTATAATACTTGTATGGTTTGAAAGGAGGTCGTTGTGACGATGCATCTTTTACCGGCGTATTATACTACTACGCGAACAAAGAAAAGAAAGGCCTCTAAAAGTAAGAAACTTTCAGAGGCAACCGCCAAACACGAAGCCTGGGTTTTGTCTATGACAAAGGGCAAAAAAGCCGATAAAAAAGCCCTTGACTTTAAATTTAAAGAGCGGTATAATGAGTATATGAAAGTTGATCAAAGCGATTACGTTTCTTCGGGATTGTCGGGTGATGCGTCTTCCTGTGTTAAACGTGGAGTTATGACCAACTTACATAAAGAATCTTCTGAAGTTCAGAAACAGATTCTTGATAAGGCGAGTCGGGTTATGCCCCTCTTTAATAAAGGTGGATTGCAATACGCGACGCCGGAAACTGATTTGACAACAGTCGGCTCTAAATCAAGAAGGGGCTGATGAAAGTCAAAAAAATATTTGACTTTTAATAAATCTCGAGTTATAATGACTAAATAATGAAATAGGAGAAAAGAATGAATTCAAAGATTGATAAGGTATATACAGCGTTGGTCCTTAACGGCGAAGAGCTTACTGCTAAGCAGATTTCGGCTCGTTATAACGTCGCTAATCCATACGGTGTTGTATACTCCCTTCGTATGGAAGGATATCCGATTTACCGTAATAAGCATACGAATTCTAAAGGCGCGGTAACAAACAAGTACCGTTTCGGTACACCGTCACGCCAAGTTATCGCCGCAGGATACAAGGCTATTGCGGCTGGTCTCGTCTAAAAGGTTCTAGAAATAGAACTTCTTAAGGCGGGGCGAAATCCCCGCCTTTTTTAATGAGTAAAATTAGGGGTTGACTTTAAATCGCTCCTAAGGTAATATAAGTTTATAGGCTGTTTGACATTGTTAGGAATTACGTTGAAACAACCGAAGTTGTTTCTTCGTCAGCGTCACGAGTATTAGTTCTTTAGAACGTCGTGACCTTGAATCCGAAGGGCTTGCTCGAAACAAGCGTATTCGTGACGCTGACGCGGAAATAATCGAAATGTTGTTTCTACAAAGGAGCATCACCACAGCAATCGAGATTGCTGTGGGTCGTTCGTCTAGAAGCCTAGGACATCATCGCGTTGAGACATGGGTGCAATTCCCATACGACACGATGCTTCTTTGTAGAAACAATTTCTTGTTTGAATAGATGCACGTCTCGCTGAGAAATCAGCGTTTGCCAATATAATAAATGGACTGGTTACCGTAGTGGCGAACGGCGGAGACTTTTAATCTTCTATTCAAACATCGTGGGTTCGAGTCCCACCCAGTCCTCCAATAACTCGGTGTAGCGCAGCCTGGTAGCGCGGCTGGTTTGGGACCAGTAGGTCGGGAGTTCGAATCTCTCCACCGAGACCAAATTTAAATTTGATATTACGCCATCATATTGTCACGTTGAAAATACTAGTAAAGTAGACAGCAATTTGGTGTAAAGGAAGCATATCGGAACTTGACTCCGAAGGTCTCAATATCGTAGTTGAGAATTGAGATGATATGCCGGCGTAATATCAAATATGGGGAGTGCAAATAAGGGCAGACTGGCGTCGCCGGGTGACTGTAAATCATCTCCTTATAGGCAAGAGGTTCAATTCCGTCCACTCCCCACCAGTTTACGGACCATTAGCTGAGTTGGTTTTAGCGGGAGACTCTTAATCTCTGTCATACATCAGTTCGAATCTGATATGGTCTACCAATCGTATAAATAATAATATTGATCAATATACTTAAAGGTGAACAAATTATGGCAGATCAAATTTCTAATTTACAAGGCGATCAAGCCTTATTCTATACTTTCCCTAATAACGGTGTTGTATTTCATAGAGTTCCTGAAGATATAATGTCTAAGGTTCGTGAAGTAACCGACGGCGCTGTTGAGAAAGAGTTTGAAGGTTCTGTAGAAGCTGGTTATAAACTTACTGCAAACATTTCAAGAGAATATGACTTTACAAAAGAACTTTCTCCAGTTTTGTTGGATTATATTAATAGCTTGATAGATTTACACAATCATAGATCGCAACCGCATTTTATCAACGAAGTAGTTAACGTTGCTTCGCATCCAAGACGGTTTAAGTTTAAAGACGTTTGGGCTAACTTCCAAAAGAAGCACGAATTTCATCCTCATCATATTCATGGTGGTGTTTATTCTTTCGTTATCTGGACGAAGATACCTTATAATATTCAAGATGAAATAGCGGTTTTTCCAAAGGCCACTCTTAAGTGTGCTTCAATGTTTGTCTTTTATTACACAGATATTCTTGGTCAAGTTAGAAGTCATCCTATTCCGGTCGATCATCCTTATGAAGGTATAATTTGTCTGTTCCCCAAAGGATTAGGTCATTCAGTTAACCCTTTCTACACATCAGACGATTATAGAATTGCGGTATCAGGCGATATCGTTATGGACACGGATTAATAGGAGTTATATATGGAACATTTTTATCAGAACGTTGAAGGTTGGTTTAATTATCCGGATATGTTTAAGTACGCAGTTGATACTGCGCCCGACAAGGCTCATTTCGTCGAAATAGGTACTTGGAAAGGTCAGAGTTCTGCATTTTTGGCCGTAGAAATTATCAATAGCGGTAAAGATATTAAGTTAGATTGTATCGATAATTTTACCGGATCTGTTATTGAACCTGGTCAGATGTTTGACCCGGATAATAAGGCGGGTCGTTTGTTGGATGTTTTTAAGGATAATATGAGACCTGTTGCCGGTCATTACGAAGCAATTAGGGGTGATAGTACAGAATCAGCTAGTCTTTACGAAGATGAGTCTTTGGATTTTGTCTTTATTGATGCTTCTCACGATTACGAATCTTTTCGTAAAGATCTTTTGGCATGGTTTCCAAAAGTTAAAGTTGGTGGTTTGTTGGCCGGACACGATTTCGCGGAACCTTATCCCGGAATTATGAAGGCTGTTAGAGATCATCTCGTTAACGAGAAAGTCGGAGTAACACCTTCTACGTGTTGGTTTTGCTTCAAGACGCAAAAGGTTCTCGCTAACGTATAAATAAAGTTTTATTCCCGGGAATCCGAGCATGGTGCATGGACTTGCCTGTTAAGCAATGATTAGGTGGGATCGTTACCCACACCGGGAGCCAATAATGGGGGCGTAAGCTAACGGGAAACTGACGCTTTTGCAAGGCGTACTTGAGAGTTCGATTCTCTCCGTCTCCACCAATCTAAAAACATAAAGGATATATTATGGATTATGAGAAGCTTAAAAAAGTTTTGTTTGTTTTAATAATGCTTAAGAATAAACATATAGAAGATGAAAAAACCATAACTTGTATTGAAGAGGCTATTTCATATATAAACGAGTCTTTGGGAATTTAAATTCATATGGTCGCTCAGTTGCTAGGAAGCTCGTAGCTTGGTAAAGGAGAAATCTAGAATCTCTACCATATGATAATTAAGGTTTGTCGCTTAATAGACACGCGCCGACCCACGGTTAGTCGGTAATTCCGGGCTGAAAAGTTCCGAGTCTAGGATGGTGGTCCTAATGTTCTAAAACCACAGCGAATTATAATTATCGTGTCTAACAGACGTGCGAAAATTCTGTGAAGGTGAATAGGGAAGTCGCGCTCCCAAAGGGCTGGAGAACTGATACGATAATTATAAATATAAATCAACGTAATATTAAAGATAAAAATGCTACTTTGTACTTTTTGTAATAAAGAATGTAAAAATAATAATTCTTTGAGAAATCATCAAAGAATGTGTAAATTAAATCCCGATCGTAAAATTAGAATTTATGATTTTAGCATCAGAAAACATTCTAATCAATATAAAAAGGCTAAAGAATTAGGTTTACAAAAACCTAAAATATCCAAAGAAGCTTTAGAAAGAATAGCTGATACAAATCGAAAAAGAGGTCAAACAGAATCTGTAAAAATAAAGATGAGTAAGCTTGCTAAAGAAAGAGGATTGGGTGGCGTTTCAAAATCTAGAAGAATAAGATATAAAGATAAAATTCTTGGTTCAACATATGAATTGATTGTTGCACAATCATTAGACGAGAATAATATAAGATGGGATACTTGTAAAAAATTTAATTATGTTGATAGAAATGGTAAGCATAGAACATATACTCCAGATATGTATTTGATTGATTATAATATATATTTGGACCCAAAAAACGATTATTTGATCAATAACAATAATCCCAGTTTAGGATTTTCTGATGAAGAAAAAATAAATAAAGTTTGTGATCAAAATAAGATTAAAGTGTTAATCTTGAATAAGAACCAACTATGTTGGAATGAAATAATTAAATTGCTGAAGTAGCTTTAATTGGTAGAGCAGCGCACTTGTAATGCGAAGGTTGAGGGTTCGAGTCCTTTCTTCAGCACCATATTAAAAGGAAACAAAAAATGATGCGAGTACAATGGATTTTGTTGTTTGCTAGATAAATTTTATTGCGGGGTAGTGGAAAAGTGCCATGCTAGCCTCATAAGCTAGAGAACTGGAGCGTCACCAGCGACCGCAACCAAATTAATGGTCCTATTGCCGTCAGGGAAGGCTACCCGCTGTCTACGGGTAAAGGAGGGTTCGAGTCCCTTTAGGATCGCCATTATATTGGGGATTAGTTCAGTTGGTAGAACGCCAGACTCTGAATCTGGATGTCCGAGGTTCGAGTCCTTGATCCCCAGCCAATTAAAGGATTTTGATATGACTGACGTAATCGTTCAATATAATTATGATATGAAACAACATACTCGTGTTGTTCGTAATGTCGAAATTGTTAATGATGTCTTCAATTTATTTGAACAAAATTATCCAGAATATCGCATCTATCGTATTATGGAAATGGATACAACCATATGGTATGGTCAACCAACTCCTAGTGATCCAAGAATAGAATATATTGGTGCCTGAGTAGGATGGCAATGCACAGGTCTGCAAAACCTTGAGAACCCAGTTCGATTCTGGGAGGCACCTCCATAGAAAGTCTTGTATATGAAATATTATGATTATATCAATTCAAAAGAATGGCAAAAAAAGAGAAAAGATTTCTACTCTTCAAATTTATATAAACAAATAAAAGGCGAAGGAAAATGGAATTGTTATTGTTGCCAAGCGTCTAACGTCCCATTAGATTTACATCACAGAACATATAAACGTCTTGGAAATGAACATATAGGTATAGATTTAGTTCCTGTCTGTAGAAATTGTCATAATGAAATTCATAAACTTGAAAAAAGTGGGGTACAGCTTTGGAAAGCTACGAAAAAAATAAAAAATAAAAGAAAAAGGTCAGTTAGCTCAACTGAATAGAGCATCGCGCTACGAACGCGAAGGTTGAGGGTTTGAGTCCTTCACTGACCTCCATTTAAATTGCTGTCGGTGTTGATGGGAAACACTATTTCGACAAGAGAATAACGCCGTTCGAATCGGAGCAGCAGTATGCGGGGGTGATGTAGTGGTAGCCTGTTACCTTGCCAAGGTAATCGTACGAGTTCGATTCTCGTTCCCCGCTCGCGTCGGTAGTATAGTGGTTATTATTCTTGGCTTCCAACCAAGAGATGCGGGTTCGATTCCCGCTCGACGCTCCAAATACTAGTTCTAAGAACTAGGTTTTTATAAATACCTTTATAACAGGAGGTGTTTATGGTTTATAGAAACAAACACGGTATAGAAAAAACTAACGAAGAAGTTTTCGTTGAAAATAGTACTTACGCTAGGCATAATATCAAAAGGCGATTGATAAAGCAAAAAATGATTGAATACGTTTGCCAAGATTGTGGTATTGACGGTAATTGGAACGGGAAAAAACTTTCTCTTCAACTCGATCATATCAACGGCGTAAATAACGATAATAGAATAGAAAATTTACGGTTCCTTTGTCCGAATTGTCACTCACAAACAGACAATTTTAGTGGCAAAGCCTGTAGAAAAATAAAGCCCGAGTAGTCCAATTGGCAGAGGCGTCCGCTTTAGAAGCGGAATGTTGGGGGTTCAAATCCCTCCTCGGGCACCAAAATTGCGCACCATTATAATGCTGTTTTAGCTCAGTTGGTAGAGCACCTGATTAGTAATCAGGTTGTCGGGAGTTCGACCCTCTCAAGCAGCACCAGCCCTTGTGACGGAATTGGCATACGTATCGGCTTCAAACTCCGAGTTTTGTAGGTTCGAGTCCTACCATGGGCACCAATTATGCTCGCTTAGTGTTGTTGGTCAGCACACTTGATTGTGGATCAGGTAGACTTGGTTCGAATCCAAGAGCGGGTACCACTAAATACAAATAATGCCGATGGGGCGGTATTGGCTATCGCATCAGATTCATATCCTGATTAAAGTGGGTTCGACGCCCACCACTCGGCACCAAATTAAGAATTGTTCGGGGATGGTGTAATGGTAACATCTCGGCCTTTGACTCCGTAAGACTGCAGGTTCGACCCCTGCTCCCCGATCCAAATTTAATGCTTCTCTGGTGTAACTGATGTGCACGTGCGTCTGAAGAACGTGAGGATACGGTTTGATTCCGTGGGGAAGCGCCATTAATGGAGAGTTGGCCGAGCGGTCTAAGGCACCTCACTGCTAACGAGACGTAGGGGAAACTCTACCGAGAGTTCGAATCTCTCACTCTCCGCCATTATAAATAGAAACAATACCTCGTAAGCATTTAGGGGCGATGTTTCGGTCTCCAAAACCGAAGAGCAGGGTTCGAGTCCTTGACGGGGTGCCAAAATAATGCTTGACTTTAAACAAGTCTTAGAATATACTATATAAAGAATAATGGAAAGGTGGCCGAGTGGTTGATGGCTCTAGTCTTGAAAACTAGCGAACCTGAAAGGGTTCCGTGAGTTCGAATCTCACCCTTTCCGCCATTATGCGACGGTCTTCTAACGGCCTAGGAAACCTGACTTTCAATCAGGGCAATGAGGGTTCGACTCCCTTCCGTCGCGCCAATACGCCGGATTAGCACAGAGGTAGAGCAACCTAAAATAATTTTGGGGGATTAACTTAAAAGTAGAGTGCCTGTTTTACACGCAGGAAGAAGAGGAGCGTTACCTCTATCCCCTACCATTTCTTTAATTGACTCTAAATTAATGTGTTTTTTGCCAATAACAATTACATATATATTGTTTTGGTTTGATGCATTTATAATTTTATTAATATCTGTCTTTATAAGATATTCGTTTTTAGGGTCTAAATATAATAAATGAGATTTTAGGCGGTTCGAATCTCTCATCCGGCACCATTTAATGCTTCTGTAATTCAATGATAGAATAATCGACTGATAATCGATCTACCGTGGTTTGATTCCACGCAGAAGCACCAAAAATACTACTTGACTTTTAACTTAAGTCGCGGTATTATAAATGATAAGAATTAAGGTTAGATACAGCACACAACCTATGTTTGAAATCGCGATAACAGCGAAGGCAGTGATTAGAGGCATCTTCTGGAAAGCTTGACTTTCCTTCTGAGATTTAGCCATCGAAAGATGGGGGAACTTTGATGAACACTGGGTGGTCGAGAATCCTTCGGGGTTACTCGTAATAACCTGAACCTCTTCGGAGGATGGTGGACCACAATACCGCGACTAACCTGATAAGTTTAAGTATCATTTCAGCAATCCAAAATGCATTTGACTTGTAATCAAAAAAAGCAAAAAGTGATACTGTTTAATTAAGATTGAGTTCAGCAATAATAAAATCTATATGCAAAATAGAAAAAAGTTCAATCTGTTGATAACAAAGGAGAAGTGAAATGTCAACATTTGTTAATGCCGTTAAGAACCAGACTGCTCGTACTACTAATGGTATGAAGGCTCGTAAGTCTACTGCCAATTCAGTTACTGATCTTTTCTATAAGATTGGTGCATCTCGCGGTAAGAACGTAATTCCTGACTTTACGGCAGCTTATGTTCAAGATAAGGAATTGGCTGGCCGTGTTGTTCTTTGGGCGCGTGATATTCGCGGAGGCGCTGGTGAGCGTAAGATTTTCCGGGATATTCTAGAATATGCTTGTGATCATGATCCTGCATATGCGGAGCGTCTTTTGAAGCGTGTTCCCGAGCTTGGACGTTGGGACGATATCTTTGTTACCAAGGGTGATTTGCGTCAGATCGCATTTGCGATGGTTCGTGATGCTCTTGAAGCCAAGAATGGTCTT